AACCTGCGCACGCTGCAAGAGGTGACGGGAACCGAGACGGACACCAGCACCGACCGCACGGTGGACTTTGGCGGCGACGCCTTTGTCACGACGGTGGGCGTACTCTGGTCGGCCGCATCTGTCCCCATCGCGCTCCAGCGGTCAGTGGATGGCGTGGTGTGGGAGACGATACAGACTGAGGCGCCGTCTGCCACGGCCGGCCAGTGGACTTGGTACGACCTCAACAGCAGCGTCGCGACGCAATACTTCCGCGTTCACGCAATCACCGGCACCTTGCAATTCAGTCAGGTTTACCTCGGCAACACGCCCACCGAGTTGCCACTCGCCCGCATGAACCGGGACGACTACACGAACCTCCCGAACAAGTCGTTCCAGTCGAACCGGCCGCTGCAATACTGGCTCGACCGGCAGGCGCTGTCGCCCGTCATGAACCTCTGGCCGGTGCCGAATGACGCCGCCACGGTCTACCAGCTCGTCGTGTGGGTGCAGCGCCACATCATGGACGTCGGCACCATGACGGAGGAGCTCGAGGTTCCCCAGCGCTGGTATGAGGCCATCGTCTCCATGCTCGCCGCCAAGATGGCAATGGAGATGCTTGAGGTTGACCCGGCGCTCATCCCCATGCTCGACCAGAAGGCGCAGCAGGCGCTCTACACGGCGCAGCAGGAAGAGTACGACAACAGCCCGATCATGCTGGCGCCAAACATTCGCGCGTACACGAGGTAGCCGCCGGTGGCCGTGTTCCTTGACACCTCGGGCAACGCCTCCCTCGGCATCGCAATCTGCGGCCGGTGCAGCCGCAAGTTCCCGATTGGCGACCTGTACCCAGATCCGAATTACCCCGGCCTGCGCGTCTGCAAGGACGACGTGGACGAGTACGACCCCTACCGGCTGCCCCCAATCCAGCCGGAAGACATCTCGCTCCGCTTCCCACGCCCCGACACACCTCTCAACGTGACGGCGGCGCAGGCGGCGCAGGATCTTATCCCGAGCGTCGATCCGTGACGGGCACGAGCCACGCCGGGGCGCGCTCCCCCCGGTTTTGGGGGACGTCGGCAGCGCACACTGCCGACGTCTTCCCAGCATAAGGATACAACACGATGGCCAACATAAAAATCACCGAGCTGCCCACCGCCGGGGCACTTGCCGGGACCGAGTTGCTGGAGCTTGCGCAGACCGGGAGCAGCGTCAGTGCGACGGCATCCGAAATCGCGTTCTCCGCGCGCTCCTATGGTGCGTTCTGCGACATTACGACGTCGCAGACGGGCAGCACGACGGTGGCCACTGCGGTGCGGTTTAACACCAACGTGATGAGCAGCAACGGCGTAACTATGGCCGTTGACGGAAGCGCCGTGCCCAACCGCCTCACGTTCGCCGTGGCGGGCACCTACATGGTGGCGCCGAACCTCCAGTTCGCAAACAGCAACGCCGCCGACATGGATGTCACCGTATGGCTCGCCATCAACGGGACCAACATCGCAAATTCCGCGACCAAGATCACCGTGCCGAAGGTCGGCGATGGAGGCACCGCGTTCTTCCAGATCGTGTTCTACGAGACGGTGACGGCGGCGCAGTACATTCAGGTACTTTGGCTGCCCGAGAACGTAAACGTCACGCTGGCCTACACGGCGGCGGCTGCCGGGCCGCCGGCCATCCCGGCCATCCCGTCGGCCATCGTCGTAGCCGAGAGGATTGCGTAAATGATCGAGCAGCTCATCAGCCGGGTGTTCTACGCCCGCAACGTGGCGCACTTCGCGCACTGGCGCGCCACCGGCACCGGCAGCTTCGCCAAGCACACGGCGCTGGGCAGCTTCTACGACGAGGTGATCGAGGCCATCGACAACCTCGTGGAGGCGTATCAGGGCGCCTTCGACTTGATCGGCAGCATCCCCGCACCCGACGCCGAGAGTTCCGACCCGCTGAAGCTGCTTGAGGGCGACGCGGCGTGGATTGAGGAGAACCATGAGGACGTCTGCCGGGGCAACCGCGCCGTGGCCAACCTGCTTGACAGCGTCGGCGGCGTGTACCTGAGCACGATCTACAAGTTGAGGAACCTGAAGTAGTGACCACGATTGACAAGACCGAGGCGCGCCTTGCCACCCACGAGGAAGTCTGCACACTTCGTTACGTCGGGCTATGCGCCAGACTGAAGCGGATTGAGGGCATCGGCGTTGCCTCTTGCGGCACCATCATGGTGATGTTGCTCGGCATCATTCTGAAGATGAATTGATGTCTGCACTCGGCCCAGTTAAGTTTCTGACCGTGCACTGTGCTGCGACCCCCGAGGGCCGCCACGTCACCACGGAGCAGATCACGCAGTGGGACAAGGCCAAGTTCGGCCAGACGTCGTATCACTGGGTCGTCGAGCTGGACGGGTCCACGCACCAGACGCTGAAGGACGACCAGAAGGGCGCCCACGTCGGGAAACACAACACCGGAAACATCGGCATCTGCTACATCGGCGGCATGAATGCCAAGATGACGGCACCGAAGGACACGCGCACCGACGCGCAAAAGAAGTCGCTTTTGACGTTAATCCGAACGTATAAGGCGCGCTACCCCGGCCTCGTAGTTCGCGGACATCGCGACTGGCCGGGCGTCAACAAAGCCTGCCCCTCGTTTGACGTGGCGGCATGGCTGAAGGAGAACGAAAATGGGTAAACTCAAGGGCAAGAAGACTTACGTCGTGGGTGGCCTCGGCCTCCTCGGCGCGCTGGCCAGTTATCTCGTAGGCGACGCCAACGCCGCGCAGGCGGCACAACTTGCCGTCACGGCGGTGCTGGGCATGACCCTGCGCAACGCAATCGGCTAACAATCGTCACGCTGCGGGGCGGTTACAGCCGCCCCGCACTGTGCTACAGGGTTTGCGACATGGCCACCACGATGACATTCGAGACGCTCCAGCAGGACGTGCGGCGCTATCTGGAGCGCGGCGCGACCTTGGCGTCGGACGCCGTCGTCTATGAGCAGATCCCGCGCCTGATCAACTTGGCCGAGCGCCGCATCTCCCGCGAGCTCAAGGTGCAGGGCTTCATCGCCGTCGTCAGCGACACCATGACCATCGGGCAGTCGGTCTATGCCAAGCCAGACCGCTGGCGCGACACGATCTCGATCAACTTCGGCACCGGCACCAGCAACGCCACCCGGACACCCATCTTCACGCGCGGCTACGAGTACGTGCGGTCCTACTGGCCCGACGAGAGCCAGACGGGGCAGCCCGCATTCTACTGCGACTACAACTACAGCAATTGGCTCATCGCGCCGACGCCGGATCAGGAGTATCCGTTTGAGGTGCTGTATTACGAGCTGCCGCCGCTGCTAGATGACAGCATCCAGACCAACTGGCTCACCGAGTACGCGCCGCAGGTTCTGCTGTACGGCACGCTGCTCGAGGCCACACCATTTCTGAAGAACGACGAGCGCATCGGCACGTGGCAGCAGTACTACGACCGCGCCGCCGCGATGCTCAACGGCGAGGACTTGGCGAAGATCCTCGACCGCGCGTCCATGCGCAAGGAGGCGTAAATGAGTTTCACCAACGTATTCGGCGGAAATACGATTTTCCCCTCCGACGTGTCGTATCTGTCGATTGCGCTCAGCGCCGACACGCCACTCGAGTGGCCGCTGGAGAGTTCCGGCACCGAAGACCCGGCGGCGCGCATCATCGACGTGACGCCGGACGCCTCCGGGTATCGCATCATCCTGCCGGACGCCACGCTGACTGGCGCGGGGCAGACGATCCTGTTCAACAACATCGACACCACGTACGACTTCTTCGTTGACGACCACGCGGGCAACACGATTGCCACGGTCCCTGCCGGCACGCAGTGGCAGGTGTACTTGTCCGACACGACAACCGTCGCCGGGACGTGGCGCGTGTTCAACTACGGGGCCTCGACGGCCACCGTGCAGCCGTCTGCGCTGGCGGGCTACGGCCTGACCGTCACTTCCAACACGCTCTCGCAGTCGGTCCCGGTGACGACGTTCACGGTCAGCCCGCGCACCGTCCTGACGACCGACCGGGCCAGCATGCTCACGTGGACCGGCACTGGCCTCGCGACGCTGAACCTGCCCAGCGCGGCCACGGCGGGCGCCAACTACTTCGTGTCCATGCGCAACGCGGGCGGCGGCGACCTGACTGTGACGCCCGCGGGCGCTGACACCATCGACGGAGCCGCGACGTTCGTCCTCAGCCCCGGCGACAGCGCGACCCTCGTGACGGACGGCCTCGTCTGGTACAGCCTCGGCTTCGGGCAGGATGCGGCCTTCGCGTTCGACTTCACGTCCATCGACCTGACCAGCGAGACTAGCCCCTACACGCTGACCAGCACCGAGCTCAACCGCATCGCCTACCAGTTCATTGGCGTGCTGGGCACCACGATGGAGATCATCGTCCCGTCCACGGTGCAGCAATACTGGGTCGATAACCAGACCACGGGATCCTACACGCTGTCGCTCAAGACATCGACGCAGGCGGTCCCCGTCGTCGTCCAGCAGGGCTACGCGGCCATCCTGTACTGCAACGGTGCCGACGTCGTGCTCGCCTCGGCCAGCACGGCCACGCTGCCCAGCGTGGTCGGCGTGGCGCAGGGCGGCACCGGCATCAGCTCCTACGCCACGGGCGACATCATCTACGCCTCCGCAGCATCGACGCTGACGCGGCTCGCCGCCGTGGCCACGGGCAACGCGCTCATCGCCGCAGGCGTCGGCACGGCCCCCGCGTATGGCAAGATCAGCCTGACCACCACAGTGTCTGGGATACTTCCGGCTGCCAACGGCGGCACGGGCACGGCGACATCGACCGGCACCGGCAACTTGGTTCTGGCCACCTCGCCGACGCTGACGACGCCGACGCTGACGACGCCGACGGCGTCAAACTTGACCACCTCGGGGTCCATCACCGAGGGCATCTACACCATCACGGATGGCGCCGCCTTTGAGATCAATCCGGCCAACAACACCATTCAATACATCACGTTGGGCGCGAACCGCACGCCGAAGGGCACCAGCTTCGCCAACGGGCAGAGCATCACGCTGTTCGTCAGCGACGCGGGCGGCTACTCGATAACGTGGACCGACGCGACATTCGGCAGCGGCGGCGTCAAGTGGATCAGCGCATTTTCGGGTGGCGGATCGGCCCCGGCGCTGGCCACCACAGGTTAC